CTATGACAAGAGTGCAGCCGGGCGGATAATCTACGCTGGCACCGACATGTTCAACGCCGTAACTGGCCCCATGTCAATGCTCAAAATGGAGCGTCTGGTCACCCTTCTGGGTACGACGCGCGCTAACGGTCAGCCTATGACTGTTGGCGATATTGAAGTCAAGCTTGGTTACAAGAGCGACTCAATATCCATTGCTTCTTTCATTCACGACGAGCTCTATTCTGAGATAGTCGAAGGCGACTTCTCTCGCAATGACCGTGAACAACGGTCGAGGGTCGCAATTATCACTCGCGCCTGGATGGACAAACTCGGCATCCCGGAGTGGTACATGGAGTTAATTGACGCGTGTGAACATTACACGCTCACCAATCGTGAGTACGGACTCAGAGTCTGGCTGGACTATCAGCTGGCCACCGGCACCACACAAACCACATTTCGCAATTCGATCTACAACGCCACGATGTTCGCCGTTTGCTGCCGCAGACAGAACAGACGGGGCAAAGCGGTCGTGTTAGGTGATGACATCCTAGCATGTTTAAACAAACGCTTTCGCCTCGACGTGTGGATCGATGATGTGGCCAAGTTCAAGATGGTGCTCAAGGCCAAGGCCCCCAGGTTGGATGGACAAGCCACTTTTCTCAGTCGCCGGTTCTTTACCGATGTTGAAACCCCCACAATGATCCCTTTGCTGGGCAAGATGTTGGTGCGCTTTAATGTGCGCGCTAATAACAATGACGCAATGAGTGATTCACAGTATATGGCCGCGAAGTCGTTATCTTACGCTTTCGGTTGTATGCACGTGCATTGCTTACGCGATATTTTCCTCCGTCGGTTCGAGATGGAGGACGACAACTTGCTCGTTTCTGCAGAGGACATGGGGTGGATGGCCAGGACCAACGGCTATTCCACTCAACAGGTATTGGAGTTAACGATGAACGCACCGAATCTGGTTGACGATGATCAATTCAGCTTCTGGCTCACGCGTGTCTATGATCTAGACATTTGCGAGGTGCTGGAGTTGTTTGAAGAGACCATCTTAAGCCAAGAGCCAACGGTGCTTACCAACGATAACATCCTGAACATGGCAATGGACTATGAATAGTATCCTGGTACGGGCGAGATCTTAGTGATCTCGGGTCCGTGACCAGTGGCATCCCCTCTGCCCGCGCATTACGCGTC